AGGTCAGTCCGTGAAATCATGCGCGGACCGGCTTATCAACAAGTCTTCCCTGGTTGTAAGCTGCGTACCGGAAGTCAGTCGTCTGACAAACTTCAAACCGAAGAAGGTGGGGTTGCACACTTTGTGGGGGTAGGAGGCGGTCTTACTGGACGTGGCGCCGACCTGCTCATCATCGACGACCCTGTTAAGGGCGATCAGGAAGCCAATAGCCGACGCGAGCGAGATAAGCTATGGGATTGGTTTACTCAAGTTGCCATGACCCGCCTAATGGCCGGCGCCAGGGTAGTAATCATCATGACCCGCTGGCATGAGGACGATTTGGTAGGACGCATTACCGACCCTACTAACCCATGCTATGACGATGAGGTAGCGCAAGGATGGAGGGTATTATCCCTGCCGGCCATAGCTGACGACAACGACCCGATGGGACGTCAACCAGGAGAAGCGTTATGGCCTGAACGCTACGGCCTAACATTTTTAAACGAAATTAGACGGTACAATAACAAAGGCTTTTCTGCCCTGTATCAAGGCAAGCCTTCGCCCGACACGGGCGATTACTTTAAGCGTGAGTGGCTTAACACTTACGGTCCGACCGAACTACCGCCCAAGGATCGGATGCGGTACTACGTTGCGTCTGACCATGCCGTATCCACCGCCCAGCATGCGGACAAAACTTGCATCATCCCCATCGGAGTAGATGACGAAGATAACATATGGGTATTACCCGGAGTCTGGTGGCGAAAAGCCGACACAGATGACGTAGTAGAAGCCATGGTAGACATGATGGATGAATACAAACCGCAAGTTTGGTGGGCTGAAAAAGGCCATATTTCTAAGTCCATTGGTCCATTTCTTCGCAAGATTCAACAAGAACGTAACGTCTATTGCAACCTTGAGGAAGTCCACCCGGCCAAAGACAAGCAAACCCGCGCGCAAGCTATTCGCGGTCGTATGTCTATGGGTAAGGTTCGTTTCCCACGATTTGCCCATTGGTGGGGCGATGCAGAAGCGGAACTGATGAAGTTTCCTACCAGCCGGCATGATGACTTTGTGGACGCACTTGCCCACCTTGGTATGGGTCTTGCCCGCCAGGTTGGCGCTAACCCCCTTGCTCAGAAAGAACCTGATTTACCCCCTGCCGGTACGCTGGCTTGGGTTAAGATGGCCGTCAAGTGGGAGGAACGCCTGCGGAAACAGTTGCAGTCGGGGGGTTTCTGAACATCAATAGGAACCAATGGAAAGCGACATGACTCCATACGGTTCGCAGCCGCATGACGAACAGGCTGAGAACCCTGCTCCCAACGGCATTGTCCGCGACGCTCCGGAACCGACCGATGCCTCCCGCGCCGCCTTCGTCAAGGAATGGTCGGACAAGGTACATCGTGCAAAGAAGCATTGGAAGACTGCGTTAGGCCGGATGCGTGAGGACATGGATTTTTACATGGGCAAACAATGGCCTGGTCAATCGCCCACGGATGACCGCTATGTGGCTAACTGGATTCAGCGCCACATTGGCCAACGAGTATCTTCGCTCTATGCGAAAAATCCTAAGTTTGTAGCCAAGCGACGTAAGACCATGGACTTTGCTATTTGGGATGGTGAGATGTCAACCCTGCCGGCCATCCAGACTTCTTACGAAAACTCTTTAGCCACAGGCCAGCCGATTGAACCTGTTGTCATGCAGACAATAACGGACATTAAACAAGGCTACGAAAAACAAACAATCATGAACAAGATTGCTAAAACGATGGAAATCGTGATGCAACATCAGATTGCGGAACAACAGCCTTTGTTTAAGTCGCAAATGAAACAGCTTGTCCGCCGCACGTGCGTCACGGGCGTAGGTTATTTGAAGCTTAACTACCATCGGATGATGGACAAGAAACCAGAAGACGCGTACCGAATCACGGACATTACCGAGCAGATTGCTACGCTGGTACGATTGATGGCCGATCAGGCTGATCAAAAGTTTGACGAAAACAGCGCGCGAGAAGAACAGCTTGAATTGCTCAAAAAGGAATTGTCCGAAATTGAAGATGTTATCATTCGTGAAGGTCTGATGTTTGACTTCCCTTTGGCTAATAGCGTCATCCCCGACACCAAATGCCGGCAGTTAAATGGCTTTGTCGGCGCTGATTGGGTTGCTCAGGAGTTTATCCTGACTATCGATGAAGTGAAGGAAATCTACAAGGTTGACCTTGGTAAAAAATATACGGACTACAAAGACAAAGACCGCATGGGCGATACGGATCTTAACGAAGAACGTGCAATCATTTGGGAAATCTATTCCAAGAAAGACAGCATGGTTTACGTTATTGCCGACGGTTATCCAGATTTCCTAAAAGAACCTGAATGTCCTTATCTTAAAATAGAACGCTTCTGGCCATTCTTCGTCCTGACGTTCAATGAAGTTGAATCCGACAAAGACATTTTCCCACCGTCCGACGTTCGCTTACTTACCCCCATCCAACGCGAATATAACCGGGCAAGACAATCGTTACGCGAGCATCGTAAAGCCAACCGTCCGGCCTACGCTACTTACTCTGGTGCGTTGTCCGACACGGACATTAACAACCTGCAAGCGCATCCTGAAAACGCTGTCATCCAGCTTCAGAACCTTTCCCCTGGTCAACCCGTCAGCGCCATCCTGCAACCCATCCAGCATACTCCTATCGACCCTGCGTTGTATGACACAACCCCGTTCTTGGACGACATGATGCGGGTAGTCGGTTCGCAGGAAGCTAACCTTGGTTCTACCGGGTCGTCTACCGCCACGGAAGTATCTGTTGCGGAAGGTAGTCGTATGTCAGCCCTTGGTTCTAACATCGACGACCTTGAAGACTTCCTAAGCGAAATCGCACGTACTTCCGGTCAAGTCCTGCTGGAACAAATGGATCAACAGACCGCAATAAAGATTGCCGGACCTGGCGCTGTCTGGCCTCAGCTGTCGGCCAATGAAATTGCTCAAGAACTCTACCTTGAAATTGAAGGCGGTTCTAATGGCCGTCCAAATAAAGCGATGGATATATCCAACTTTGAACGCCTTGCCCCAGTCCTGCTTCAAATCCCAGGCGTTTCCCCAGAATGGATGCTCCGTGAACTTATCCGCCGCCTTGACGATGGTTTAGATCCAGAGGACGCGCTTAAGTCCGGCCTTCAATCTATCGTATCTCAAAACGCTCAAAAGCAACTACCCGGCATGCAACCCCAGGGTGGCGGTCCACCTCAAGCCGGTCCTGGCCAAATGGGCAATCCTGCTGGTGGCGCGCCTGGCGCGCCGGCCGGTCCACCTCAAGCTGCCCAACCAGACCCCACCCATCCAACCCCTGGCCAGATTCGTTCTGGTCATGTGCAGGTTCAGTAGTTGTTGATTTTTAACTACTAAGGTATTACTCTTTCCTTACCAATGCCCGACACCAACGAAATTAACTCTCCTGCCGACGCAGAAGTTTTACACACCGACACGCCTGCTTCACCGCAGGTGGAACCCATTTCCTCAGTTCCTGCTGAGGCCGACGCTAAAGAAAATAGCCAGCCCACTTCGTCGGGGGCGGGCGACTCGGACGCTAACAAGAAGCCAACCTCGTTGCTGGACGCCGTAAGGCGCGCAACGGATAAAGCTGACGCGGCATCGTCCACCGTGGGGACTAACAGTAAATCCGAATCCTCAGATCAGAAAACAAATCCAGCAACCTCGGACGAGGCGGCTAAAGACAAGTCTAAGACTGAGGCAGGCGAAAAACTGCCGTTCCACAACCATCCGCGCTGGAAGGAAGTGCAATCGGAACTTAAGGAAGCGAAACCCGCTGCCGAAGAATACCGAAAGATTACGACCTACATGCAGTCAAATGGTCTTACGTCGAGTGAAGTTGCAGAAGGGTTTCAGATAATGGCCCTGATGAAAAACAACCCGGCCGAAGCCCATAAGCGCATCAGCGAATACAAGTCCCGCCTTGACGTTTATGTCGGCGATAAATTGCCAGACCCCATCCGTGAAAAGGTGGAGAATGGTTCTATCGACCCAGACACGGCCAAGGAATATGCTACCCTATTAGCCCAGCAGCAACTTGCTCAACAGCGTACACAATACGCCGAAGCTGAGCATGTCCGCCAGGGACAGGAAGGCATGCGGAACGCGGTGGTCAACTGGGAACAGCAGAAGAAGTCTAAGGATCCTGAATGGTCAACCAAAGAGGCGCTTATCACGGATCGGGTAAGATCGTTGATGTCAGCCGAACAGCCGAATACCGCAGAGCAGGCCGTAGCGCTCGTCGAGCGCGCCTACTCACAAATTACGGATCAGCTGCGAAAGTTTGCACCTCAACGTCAACCCATCAATCCAATGAGAAGTACCATGTCGTCCGTATCGGCAACAGCCACGCCAAAAAGCTTGAAGGAAGCAATTATGCGCGGTTTAGCCACCTAACCCCCAAGACCCAGAAAAACTATGGCATTTACTACTGCCGAACTCAATAACATCACCGCGTCCGCCCTCGATTATAACATCCGGGGTGAGGCGTTCGCCAATGCTATCCAAGAAAAGCCCCTGCTCTCCGCCCTCACGAAGAAGCAGAAGACTTTTCCTGGTGGCAAAGGAAACATTACCGTCCCCGTAGTCTTTGACTACACGACGGCCGTCGCTGGTTTCGCTCATAACGACACCGTATCCTACGCTAACCCTGCTAATACCAAGCGCGCTTCTTTCCCATGGAAAGAAATCCATGCTGGTATTTCGCTGACCCTCACCGAACTGAAAATCGATGGCCTTTCCGTCGTTGATTCTCTGAATGGTGATGCCACCAGCAAACACAGCGAACGCGACCTCACGGTTCTCACCGGCCTTCTCGAACAGAAGCTCGCTGACATGACCGAAGGCTGGGCGCGCTCGTTTAACAACATGCTCTGGCAGGATGGTACTCAGGACGCTAAACTCGTCCCTGGACTCCTGTCGCTGATTACGGACAACCCCACCACGGGTACTGTCGGTGGTATCGACCGTTCGACTGTTAGCCTTTGGCGCAATCGTTCGGCTGTCGGTACTGTCGGTAGCCCTGTGGATGGCCACGTTGGCCGTCTGATCTACGCATCGGGTACGCAATCCATCACTAAGTTCCTCCGTAACGAGGTTCGTCAGCTGACCCGCTTCGGTGGTAAGCCTGACCTAATCCTTGCTGGCTCCGCTGCTATCCAAATCCTTGAATCCGAAATCTCGGAAAAGGGTCTGTATACCCAACAGGGCTTTGTGAAGAACGGTACGACTGACATTGGCATCGCCAAGATTGCTATCTTGGGCGTAGGCGAAGTCATGTACGATCCGACCCTTGATAGCCTCGGCTACTCGGATCGTATCTACTTCATCGACCGTACCAACGTGAACCTGATGGTCATGGATGGCGAAGATAAGAAGACGCACTCCCCTGCTCGTCCTCACGATCAGTACGTCCTCTACCGCGCCATGACCTGGACCGGTGGCTTGTCTGCCCGTCAGTTGAACGGTTGCGGTGTGTATCAGCTCGCTACTGCCTAATAAGCCGTAAACGATAGTCCTGCCCTGGGGGTGGTTTCTTAACGGAAGCCACCCCCTTTTGCTTGCTTAGGCGGCTGGTATGGGCAAGATGGCTTGCATGGAATACGCCAACACCGAAATCCGAATTGCCGGTTCTCTTGAGAACACGGTCATCAAAGAAGTATCAGCCCCAGAAATTGCCGTATTACGCGCAATTCATGGCGATGATGCTTTGGTCAACACCGTTAAGTCTCGTTTCAACATTGACGTTGATGGACGTAGCGAACGCGAACGTTTAACTAAGATCTACGGAGGCGAAGTTTTAAAAAAACTTTTCCCCGGAGCATTGAGCGTCATCCCTTCTAAGCTGTCAGAAGTCGGCATTGAAGGTTTTGAATCCAAGGCTAAGAAATAACCATGGCATTAGGTACGCAACTCTCTACCCTTGTAGATATGCTGCGCGCCGAAATCGGCGCGTCGATAGACCGCGCGCAGGGTGTCAATCACCTCCCGGCTCTCAAGCAGACGCTATCCCGAACGCAGGAACGCCTGTGGTTCGATTTCGATTGGCCGTTTGCCTACATTGAACGGGATGAAGCTTTGCAGAACGGACAGCGTTACTACACGTTTGATAACGACATAGACTTTAACCGTATCGTAACAGCTCATATGAACTACGCCCAAATCTGGCGTGGATTGGAATATGGCATTACGCCTGGGGAATACAATCAATCCAACCCGGAGTTGGGGATGAAACAAGACCCTATCCGTCGCTGGCGGCATTGGGAAGGTAATCAATTTGAAGTCTGGCCTGTACCTTCATCCTCAACTACCCGCATCCGTTTCCGCGCTATAAAGCGTCTTAATCCGCTGGTACAAGAAACTGACCGGGCTGAATTGGATGACCAACTCATCGTACTTTACGCAGCTGTGGAACTATTGCAACGCGCCAAGTCGGAAGACGCGGCCAGCAAGAAACAAGTAGCTGACCAACTTTACTCACGCCTCAAAGGTCTTGGCATTAAGCAACAGGTCTTCACCCTGGGTGGCGGATTGCCTAACGATCGTGAATGGAATCTGCGTGGCGCGCGTATCCTTCCATCCGAACGGACTGGACGATAACTCATGTCATACCTTGTAGTCGAGAACTTCTCAGCCGGACTCGACACTCGGCGCCATCCGCTTACGGCCAAGTCGGGTACGTTGCAGGTGTTGAATAACGCCCATATCTCTCGCGGTGGTGAAATTGAAAAACGTAAATCTTTTGTTGAGTTTGCTAACATTCTTTCAGTTGGTACTTTTGGCATAGAGGCTACGGCCGATGCTATCTACGTCTTTGGGTCATTGGATCCAGCCACGTTGACCATGCCGACTGGCATTACGTATCAGCGTCTAAGCCATCCTGACGGCCTTGATATGGTCAAGGTTGTTCATTCGTCCCTGTACGGCGGTAAACCTTTCGTTATTGCCGAATACACCGATGGTCATCGGTATTGTTTCTATGACGGCGTAATTATTGCTGACTTCGTAAATGGGATAGTCCGGCCAACGATGACTAACTTGGCCGGTGTGGCTACGCATTTGACTTCGATTATTACGGGGGATTACACGGCTACTTATAGCGGTAATGTCATTACCGTAACAGGTAAACCTTCGGTAGTTTTTGAACCTTCTGGTACGGCCGATAGTCCAATGACCGTAACTGTTTCCACTATTCAAAAGGCTTCTGATGCGGTAGTTGAAACACTTTCAAGCGGTTCTTTTACTATAATCAATGGATCAAACGGAAGTGCATATGCTGCTAAATATATGGGAGGCTATTCTATTGCCAGCCTTCCGGGCATAACTGGATTGTATATCGATGGTGTAGAAATATTTGGATATGGTTCTACAATTTACGGAACAACTATTCCACAATATGGAACTGGTCATGGCGATCCAGCGCCGCGTCTTGCATGGACGCTTTGCTCTATAATTAATGCCGGTACTGCAACTCACGGCTATTCAGCAACGTATGTTTATAAACAATGGAGCGGCGCAGATGCAGCTACTTTAACTATTTTAGCAGACCCTAAACTTGGGTCTTCAATGAATGGTAAGACCATACAATTTGAATACCTTTCTGATCCTGGTGAAGACCCAACCAATTACTTAACGACAGGAAATGTTATCAGTCCTTACGATACGTCTCCAACCCCAACCAGATACATTGGAAACTTTGGTGGAGGAACATTAACAGGTGGAGTTGATAATGTAATTACTTCTATCAAGGTTGATGGTGTAGAGGCTTTAGGTTCTACGGTTCATTGGGTTAAATCCAATACCGATACTTCGCTGGCTATTGCCACGACTATCAATACCTATACCGGATCTACTGATTATGAAGCATCTGTATCAGCTGGAAATGTAGTCCTTACGGCGTTAGCTGGTACGGGCAAATCCCCTAACGGTAAACATATTACCGTAACTACATCTGGTAATTTTGTAATAAGTGGAATTAAAACTTTTGACGGAGGCAAAGATGGCGTAGCAGCTGTATCTCAGATTTCGACTTATACTCTGGGCGGTACGTTTACGGTAGGGGGTAAAATTACTTTGATTGCCACCCCTGCACTTGACTCGGCTTACCCCATCTATTGGGGTGCGACTCGCGTGGCTAACACCACCCCCGCCGCGTCGATGACGTTCAAGACCAAGGAACATATTATCAGCGGTTCAAGCCTGTTCTTTTCTGGGGTTAATCAGCCTACAATGTGGGGATACGAAGGTACAGGTTCAGGGTTTATTAACATGTCCAATAACTTTGGGGGTAATGAAGTCCTTACCGGCCTTGCCCTGTACCAAGGTTACATGGCTATCTTTGCCCGTCGTTCCGTTCAGGTATGGAAGATGGATCCAGACCCGGCATTAAACGTCCAAGGCCAAGTCATAAGCAATACCGGGGCAATCGCCGCTAAATCAGTTATTTCAGTTGGTGAAATTGATGTTTTCTACCTTTCAGATTCTGGTGTGCGTTCGCTTCGCGCGCGTGACGCTTCTAATGCCGCCATTGTCAATGACGTCGGTACGCCTATTGATTCGCTAGTCTTAGCCAACCTTTCCGAAATGACGGACGATGAGAAGTCCAAATGCTGCTCTATTGTCGAACCTGTCGATGGCCGGTATTGGATTGCAATCGGAGACAAGATTTACGTTTATTCCTATTTCCCAAGCGGACAGGTTGCGGCTTGGTCAACCTATTCCCCTGGGTTTGCTGTCAGTAAGTTTGTAACCAAGGATAACCGCATCTACGCTCGCTCTGGAGACACTATATACATCTATGGAGGGTCTGATGGCAATACGTACGATACCTCGACCGTGGAGTTAATCCTGCCCTATTTGGACGCAAGTAAACCTGCCCACATCAAGACCTTCAACGGCGTGGACATGACCGTTCAAGGGGAATGGGTCTTGGAAGTTGGAATGGATCCGTTAGCGCCTAACGCTCGCGAGGTAATTGCCACCCTTAACCAGCCATCTTTCTCGTTGAATCGTATTGCGGCCGCCGGCATGGGGACGCACTTTGGCGTTCGTATGACCTGCAATTCGTCTGGGTATGCTCGCCTTGCCAACTTCATAGTCCATTACGAGTTGAATGACGCCAGCTGAACTATACCCGGAAGGGGTATATCACGTCTGTCGCCACATGAGGGCAAAGGATGCGGAAGAAATCTTTGCAACCCAATGGTCAGACAACCGGGACGTGTTAGCCCAGAATGTCATTCAAGTATGTAAGTTTGGGTATATCCTACATGCTGACGATGGTACGCCTGTCGTATGCGGAGGTGCAGTAGCCTTATGGCCTGGTGTTTGGTCCGTGTGGATGTTTGCCACGGATCGGTTTGATGAGATAGCAATAGCCACCCATAGGTTTGCCAAGACCATATTTTTCCCAGCGCTGGAAGATGTAGGATATGTTCGGCTGGAATGTCGTAGTATTGCATCTCATACCACCGCCCATCGGTGGTTAGAGTCGCTTGGCGGTCGTTGTGAATCTGCTGTCAGCAACTACGGTAAAGACGGTCAAGACTTTCTTCTCTACTGCTGGACAAAACCAAAGGCTGATGCACAATCGTCAAAGGATGTGCAGCCCAGCGTTCAAACAAACCCTTGATGCCAATCGCCCCGGAAACGGGTCTGATGTGTTTGGCGGACCAACCGTGACAGATACTTCTGGTACTGTCGCAAGTAACCAAGGGATGCTTCCATCTTCTGTTTCAATGCAAACCCCTATGGGTACTGTGCATAATATGCACCCTATTGGTCAGTTGCAAAGTAACCCTCAACTATTCCAACCTAACCAGCAGACGCTCAATGGCTTTAAATCCGGCCTTGGTGCTATGAAGATCATCAAATAATGTGTAGCCCTAACCTCCATCTTTTCGCCAAAAACGCCCTCAATCCTGGCTTTATTCCTATCAAGGACGATCCGCATGTGAAAACACAGCAGCAGATCGACTACAATGACCAGCATCCGACCATCCTGAAACCCATCGAACCGGCAGCCGTTCCGCTTCCTACCAATGCGATGCTCAACCGTCCTTCTAACCTTTTCTAACCAATAACTAACATGTGTTTTTCAGGAGGCGGAGGCGACGGTGGAGCAGCGCAGGCAAGGGCTGACGAAACTGCGCGCCAAGGCCGTATCAACGAGGGCGTAGGCAATATCAACAGCAACTTTGCCAAGTTTGATAACGCTTTTTTTGACCAACGCGCCAAGGACTATTCAAATTACGCTACGCCACAAGTTAACCAGCAATACCACCAAACGGCCAATAACTTGGCGTATGGCCTTGCTCGCGGAGGTCAATCGAACTCAAGCGAAGCCGCACGTCAGTCCGGTGCATTTGAAAGCGAAAACGCCCTTGCCCGTCAGCAAATTGCCGACGCCGCCACAGGACAAGCGCAAACCGCAAGGCAAGACGTGGAAAATAACCGCAATAGCCTAATCAATCAGCTGAACGCCACAAGCAATCCGTCGCTTGCCGCGGCTGGATCTATGCGAGAAGCAGCCACCCTTGCTATGCGTCCTGGCTTTTCGCCTATTGGCAATTTATTCCAGAATACGTCCGCTACGTTAAATGCCGCCAACCAGGGCGGATACTACGGCGGACCTGGGCTTAATGCTTATGGTATCAATAGAAACTATTATGGCGGTCCTTCGACCGCTAAAAACAAAAACGTCTTTGGATAATGTGTAACCCCGTTGCCATCTCTCTGGCTATGACAGCCGCCGGGTCAGCTGCTCAAGCGGCTGGTCAATCTAAAGCGCGTAAAGCCATGGACGATGCTCGCCAAGCCGAGCGTATTCGCCAACAGGGTCTTCAAGCCGGGTCTAACAGCCTTGTGTCTGAAAGCCTTGCCAATGCCTCTGCCTCAAGCCAAAACCAGCAACAGGGCAAAGCCACGGACGCCCGTAAGGCCGCGTATGATGTTGCTCAGGCTTCTGCACCTGCGGCTTTAACGCCTTCCAACACGTCCAATGCCGGCGATCAGAAAGCCAACTCAATCGTCAATACTGAGGCAAGTCAACGGTCAGCAGCCGCTCATGGCTACGCTTCTCAGCAGGGTGGTGCAAAAGCCGCGCTTCAAGGCTTCAACGACCTTCAAAAGACTAATGACATTTATAACAACCGCATGCTCCAGCAGCAAGGTCAGATTGGAAACTTCATGCAAGGTTCAGCCGGCGTATTGCCTTACGAGGTAGAAGCGGCAGGCCATCGCGGAGATAGCATGAAATCCCTTGGAGATTTGCTTAGCCTTGGCGGAGCAGCTGTTGGCATGGGAGCAGGATCTGGTCTGTTCAGCCCAAAGGTTGCGGCTGACGCTGCAAAGACTGCTGCAAGTACGGGATTATTCTCATCTACCGGAGATGCTATAAACGGAATTAATAACCTGAATACCCAATCTAATTTGCTTCAAACAGCCAACCCATGGCTATCACCTGGGACGTATAATCCTTACAACAATCCGTTCCAGTCTATCAAATATATCCCTCTCCGCTAATGGCTAAATTATCTGCATTTAATACTTCGGTTTATGGTCCAGACGAATCTGCCGTTGGGACGATAGGCAATATTGCCGAGATGTTCAACCCTGAGAACCAAGCTAAAGGACAACTCGCTCAAGCGCATGCTGACTATTACAAACAAAGTGGCGCGCATGCCCAAGCTTCTGCCGCGTTGGCTAATGCAAAAGCCCAATCCGAAAAAGACCAGAACGCCGCGTATGACGTATCCAGGCTTATTGAGAACGGAATGTCTCCACTTCAAGCGCAGATGTTTGTCGCTGCTCGTAATCATTATGCTGACGCCGCTAAGGGATATAACGCTGCCCGTGGCGGCGATTTGCTCGCTACTGGTCAGGGCGATCCTAATACTGCCGCCGCTTTGACCGGCCTTAACCCGACTATTAACTCTGCATTTACGATTGGACAAGGCGAAGCTATCCGCAACCAAAACTCAGCCAATAAAATTGCTGATACGATTGCCGCTGGTACTGTTCGCAACGAAGGGTTTAATCAACGCGGTACGGTAGTTCCTTCTGGTGGTATGTTTATTCCACCAGGAGCAGGAGGGAAGACTTCTATTTTAAACGTACCACCAGGAGCAGTACCTGCTGGAGCAATTATAAACCCCAAGCCAGATCGCGGAGCGTCTGCGTCTCAAATAAATGCCGTTGATGCGCGTGTGCGTAATGGCATGAGCGTACTTTCTGACATCGTAACAGCCGGCAATCATGGTAGTCAAACTCTCAACCCTGGAGACGCTAACGCCATCGTTACTGCGGCCAACGCCAAATATCCAAACCTTCCTATCCATCAGGCCATTCCGATGCTTATCAAGGACCAGAACATTCA